CTTACCCCTTTCTTTGTAGCCTTTCTACCATGGCTACTGCTGCACCTGATACCGCAGCTAATGGTACTGGTCAAGAGAATGCCAGTACCGGTGACTGGTCAGGACCAGTCCAGTCAGAGGGTGTCGCTGTTCCCGAGATCACAGCGACCGATCCGCCAACGACGGCGGAAGAGACCCCAGACACCGAGAGCCCTGCCACGACGAAGCTGTCCACCACAACAGCTACCACCGCAAAACCAGGAAAAGTCGTGTCAGCTCTCCCCGTCAAAGTCTCCACTACCAGAGTCAATGATGCCTCTGAGCGTCGCGCTGCTGCACCTGACCCTAGGGGTCAGCCAGCTCGTATGGCTGATCATGAGTTTGCCCTTGGAGAATACACTTGGCAAGCTAGTCAGGATATTGATAGCACTGTGTTTGTTATTGAGCTGCCTACAGCCCTCATGAAGGCAGCTTATGCAGGAGCAGTTATGGCTAAGAACTTTGCCATGCTCAAGACAAACTTTTGCATCAGGGTGTCAAGCAAGCAGACGCCACAGCAAGGGGGTGCCCTCGTAGTGATGGCATCCATTCGAGGCGCTGAGGATTTGCAAGTGATGTACAATGCAGGACAGCGTGTCATTCTGCATAATGGCTGTAGTGAGGCACAGCTGTACATCCCCTTTGAGAGTATCAACAGGTTCTATGACATCATGCCTGGTGGTATTAGTGAGGTTAATGTGTATGCTCTGGTGTTGGCTCCACTCACGTATGGACCCAGTGGATCAGCATCCACTACCATCAACGTGTATGGACGGTTCGTAGACCCAGCTTGGCATGCACCTACGTCAGCACACAACTTCATGACGTTCACGGCAGGTATTCCTTATGTCGACACTGCTTTGGAGGAGCTCATTCAGAAGTCTGGCTATGAGAGGATAGCGGCGCTGCTGTCCCAGACTAAGTCCATGCAGGAAGAAGGCATTACCGATGTAGTCGAAGACATGTTACTTATTATAGGTACGGTGGAAAAAGGTCTCGGATTGCTCGGTTTTCTTGATGCTCCTCCCAAGCACATAGTGCAAGACAATTGCGCCGTTGTTGACGCGCCTGTTTCGTGTTACCCTCTTGGTGACACCTGGAAGATGATGGCGGCGCACTTTGACACCGAAAACTTCCCAGCGGGCAACTGCGGGTCGCTGATAAGGCGTGCTCGTATATTCACACCAGTGTCAACTTTCACCATTGACGCTAATCGGTCGACTGTTGCGCCTGTCGCTTCGTGGGCTCTCAATCCGCTTGCTTTCGAAGCGCGTACAGTTTCAGGTACAGCACCAAACCAGATTTATACAGTTGCTA